CCCCCCCCTCGATTTCTTGGTATTTATGTATATAACTATAGGTGATTATATACCAGTTTGCACCGATATAACTTGACGCTTCGTAGCCCCAACTAATGTTGACGGCTCCACGTCCCCTACCCGGTTCACCACCGGTGAGATATCTTTTGTTTGGCCTATGAGATTAGTTTTCTCTAGGCCAAATTTCTTTATATTCCTAGCGGCAAGTAGATCCCGGTCATTTACGGCGCCACACTCAGGACAAACCCATTCACGGTCCGACAACCTAAGATCTCGATGTATGTACCCGCATTCGCACATCCTTGAACTGGGATCGAACCTCCCGATCCGAATCAGGTTCCGTCCGTACCAGTCCGACTTGTATTGCAGCATCCTGAAGAACTCGCTCCACGACACGCTAGCGATGCTATTGGCTAGGCGATGGTTTTTCATCATCCCGCTGATATTAAGATCCTCAATGACAATAGTTTGGTTCTCACGTACTATCTTAGAGGACACCTTGTGCAGGTAATCTTGACGTTGGTTATGGATCCGTTCATGTATGGATGCTACGGCTAATCTCGCCTTGTTACGTCTGGCGCTTCCCTTCTGCTTGCGAGCTAACCTTCTCTGCAATACCTTAAGTCTGACGGTACTGTTCTCCAGATGTTTCGGGTTCCGGTACACATCCCCGTTCGAGAGGACGGCGAAGTCCTTTATTCCTACATCGATTCCTACGGTCTTGTCGGGATCGATAACAGGTTTGGATGGTAGATCGGCGCCGTTATCAACGAGGATAGACACGAGGTACTTCCCTGTTGGGGTCTTGGATACCGTAACAGTTCCTATCTTGCCGTTGAAAGTCTGATTGGCGTAAAACCTTACCCATCCTAGCTTCGGTAGCTTAATCCTGCTGTTTTCAAGATCAACATGAACAGAGTTTATATTCTTGAATGACTGCCTATTCCTGTGCTTTGACTTGAATTTAGGGAAGCCGTTCTTTTCCCTGAAAAATCTGACAAAGGCTTGATCCATGTTCCGGATTGACTGCTGGAGACATTCATTAGATACGTCATAAAGAAAAGCCTTATCTTTCTTCAGTTCAGTCAACATCTTGCAAAGATCAACGGCAGAGATTGATTTTTTGTCACGCTGATAGGCTTCGATCCTTGTTTGCAAAGCCCAGTTATAGACATACCTGCAACAGCCGAAAGTCATTTCCATCAACCGGATTTGGCTTTTGGTGGGATTAAGTCTATATTTGTATGATCTCAGCATGATAAAATTGTTTTACGAGGCAAAGATACGTATTAAAGTAATACTATCTATATTTTACTTTATGTTTTAAAACATAGGTGGTGTAAAATGGTATATAATTAACTAGCTATATTTGAGCAAAAATAATTATGATATGGAAGATTTTCAAGGTAAATACAATGGCAAGCAGATAGAGCAGCTTTTGGATAAGGCTAATGATATTGATCTTACCAAATATGCTCTTAAGACGGATAATGCCCCTACCGCCACGAAATTACAGGCGGCTAGGACCATAGCGCTGTCCGGGGCTGTTACCGGTAGTGTTTCATCGGACTTCGGAAGCAACGTAACTATCTCCACGACATTGGCTAATTTTGATGCCTCTAAGATCGCGTCCGGAACCATCAGTATAGATAGGTTGCCTAAGGCGGCTTTGGAGAGATTGATCGTGGTAGCTGACGATACGGCCAGATTTGCCCTTACCACCGCTACGGCTCAAAGTGGTGATACGGTAAAGGTAACGTCTACAGGTAAGATGTATCTGATAAAAGACGAGTCTAAATTAAGCAGTGAGGATGGATATGAGCCTTACACGGCCAGTCAGGCTTCCTCCGTGCCTTGGTCCGGGGTTACGGGCAAACCAAGTACCTTCACCCCTCCCACGTCCTCCGCTACCGTTCTTGGCGGTATTAAGGTAGGATATACGACTTCCGGGAAGAACTATAAGGTGCAACTGGATTCGTCCGGCAACGCTTACGTCAATGTCCCATGGACAGATAATAATACCACGTACAATCAAGCCACGGCTGATACTTTAGGATTGGTTAAGATCGGTTACGATACTAGTGGCAAGAATTACGCCGTGGTGTTAGACGGTAATGGGAAGATGTATGTAAATGTTCCTTGGACTGATAATAACACGACTTATGCTCAAGCCACGAGCGATAAGTTGGGTCTTGTTAAGATCGGATACTCTGCAACTGGGAAGAACTATCCCGTTGTTCTTGACGGTAGTGGTAAGATGTATGTGAATGTTCCGTGGACGGACACCAACACCACATATTCCAATATGGGGGCGGCTACTTCCTCTGCCGCAGGAAAGGCCGGTTTGGTCCCTGCTCCTGCCGCCGGAGCGCAAGGTAAGTATCTTCGTGGTGATGGAACGTGGCAGACACCTCCTAACACTACATATAGCAACATGGGCGGAGCGACGTCCTCAGCCGCAGGATCGGCGGGATTGGTACCAGCGCCGGCTGCCGGCAAGCAAGCGTCGTTTTTGCGTGGTGATGGCACATGGGTGGTTCCGACAAATACCACATACGCTAAGGCTAATACCACGACCTTAGGATTGGTGATGATCGGATATTCGGAGAATGGCAAGAATTATCCGGTGGAGCTGGATGGTAGTGGGAAGATGTTCGTCAACGTGCCTTGGACGGATACTAATACAACGTATGGTGTTGTGGGAGCTAATGGATCAACAGGTCTTGTAAAGAACGGAAGTACCGTGACAAGCGCTTCTGGCTATATCGCCTGTCCTATTGTCAGTGGTGTCCCTTATTATAAAGACACTAATACCACTTACGCCAATATGAAGGCGGCTACGGCCTCGGCGGCTGGTGCTGCGGGATTAGTTCCGGCTCCTGCCGCTGGTAAGCAGACGTCCTTTCTTCGTGGTGACGGGACATGGGTCGTACCTACCAATACCACATACGGATTGGCCTCTACTACAGCTAACGGCTTGTTGAGACAGCTTAATGGAAGCACATCCAGTTTCATGCGTGGAGATGGCACTTGGGCTACACCTCCTAACACGACATACGCCGTAGCCAATGAGTCTACTAACGGTTTGATGGCGGCCGCCGATAAGAAGACCATGAACAGGCTTATAGGGGTTAATACGGTCACGACATTAGCTAACCTGCCTATTAGCAAGAGAAGTATCACGGCTACGTTATCAGCCGCTACGACCTTATCCGTGGCTTCCGGCATGCAGGTAGGGGAGGAATTGATGATCAGGTGCGTCCCGTCGGCGGCCTTCACGCAGGCTATACCCAACTCCGGGGATTATGTCAGCATGAGCGGAACTTCTATATCCACTACGGCCAACAAGCCTTTCGAGATAAATATCTGGTGTTACGCTTCAGGTAAGTATAGCATCGCCGTTAAAGAACAAGATTAATGATATAAGACATGAGCTACGTATATATAAACAGGGAAATATATCCCAATCAATTAGTTCAGGACGATCCGCTTGATGATAATTACGCTAAGGGCTATAGTTATGATGATTACATTAACGGGAATCCCGCCCCATGGATAGAACTTGGGGAGGAGCAACTGGCGTTCAAGGAGGCCAATCCTAAAGCTACGGTTAAGGAAATTATCGAGGCTAAATTGGATGACTCAAGGCTTCTTAATGAGGAGAAATCGGCTAAGTATGAGGAGATCAGGACTTATGAGAATAATAATCTTCATGAGTTTTTCTTGGATGACCAAAATATCTATATCCCTGAATATGATAGGAATAACGCTTTGTCTGATGGGGCTATAGCTGGTAAGATAACGATCATAGGTCTGGAGTTTGATATGACGGAAGGCAAGATCTTGATCGGGATGATGGATAAGTATGATAATGACCTGATGTCGGCGTTAGGAGCCAAACAGAGGGAAGTAAGCTTAGCCACTACCGTAGAGCAGGTGAGGGCTATTGACGCTCAGTCCGGCTATCCTGATAAGGTAAGTGTTACCACGGCGTACATCCAGCAACAGGCGAAGGAGAAGGACGCTTCTGATCCCCAGAAAGTAGCTGCCAAATTCTCTAGGATGGTAGTTAATAATAAGGCCATATCTTTATCTTCTAACGAGAAATTGGATATTAAGGTCCTATTCCCTATATGGGGACAAGAGGGAGCGGAGTTCGGGCTGTCGGTGGATGCCGGATTCTGCCTCAGGGTGGTTAAGGACGATACGGATATCCTTTATGAGGTTATTCAGTCACATACGTTGTCAGCGGAATGGGAACCCGGACTAAATACGGCTTCCTTATACAAGGTCATTGATAAGGAGCATGCCGGGACCATAGGGGATCCTATCCCGTATTTCCCTCCAATGGAGATATTCAAGGATAAATATTACATCCAGAACGCTGATGTATATAAGTGTACTAGGGATAGCGGAACTCCTCTTAGTCATAATCTAAAGGACTTAGTAGGGTTGTATGTTGAGGTCTAGTCGTATCTACCCCCCCCCTATATTTGGCTTGTGATATGATACAAGTTATTTTTGGCATAATAAAATGACATTTGTAAATATATTTAAGTATGGCATCACAAAAATTTGGTTTCGTAACCGTCAACCCGGTATCAGGATCAGGAGATCAGGCGGTTAATTTCTCCGGTGAGAAACACACCGGTCGTCTTCAACGCACTATCAACCTTACGGTCACCACGAACGGCGGGGCTAAGAAGGCGTTGGTAGTTAATCAGGCGGCGGCTGCTGAGGTGGTAAGATCAGACAGCCCTAACGCTTCCGTACAAAAGACAGGTGGTAATGTTACCATCACCGGTAAGTCTAACAGTACTAAGCTTACGTTCGCGGTCACGCCGGCTGAGGAGAACGGGCTTACGTTACAGCTCCCGGCTAGCTACACGGCGGCTGGAAAGACTACGGCTAACGGAGCGGTTATCGCCGACGATCCCGGAGCCGCTGGCGAGTTCGTTTGGAGCATCACGATCTCGGACGTACCGGCCAACGTCACGATCGAGGAACTGACAGCTACATTGAAGGTAACTGCCGCTGGTGGCCAGACAGCCAACGTGACGGTAACGCAAGCCGCTGGAGACTCTACTATCGAGCTTGACAAGGAGACTATTAACTTGGATGTAAATGGTACTCAACAGACGGTTAACGTAACATCTAATGACAGCTGGACATGGGCGCAAGCTGCGGCTAGAACCGTATTGAGAATGATGGGACGATAATCAGTTTCTTTTCGCTTACTCAGACCCCGATCGACTAAAGCCGGTTGGGGTTTATTTGTTTTGCTATCTTTGCAATAGAACAAAAATAATACAACTATGGCTAATGATTTGAATATTAATTGGAAGGACGGGGTAGGCGAGGTAACGGACCAGCCTCTGACCGTCAGCCCGGGGTCCGGGACCGGTAACGCCGCCGTTTCTTTTGGCTCGGTGATGAACAAAGGCCTTGACCGTACCCTTGAGTTGGAGATAATAACCCCCAAAGGCGTTAAGAAGACGCTTACGGTGAATCAGGAGGGATGTAGGCAAGCTTATATCACGAGCGACGGGAAACGGTGGTTAACCAGCGACAACCGGGTGTATGGGGTGTTGAAGAGTGACGCTCCATGTCAGTGTAATTATACTTGCCCTGGTGTTTTTTACGTCCGCCCTGATGGAAGCATAACGGACGAACCTTCCAATGATTGTATAGGTGTTGTCCTTAACGCTCAAGGTAAGAGATTTATGATTGAGAAGAACGAGGACTCTAATGAAAGCTACGTAATAGCCGGGTCTGGGAAGGACAGCACTTACGTTTTTTATTGGGGTGAATATAATACGGATCAGACCGGCATTACAAATTATAACAAAGCACATGGAGATGATGTTTACGGTTACCTAAAATCGGAGTCGGGTTCATACAATGGTACTCCTAACCTTCCGACAAATGTTACTGCCTTGACAAACGGGGCTTTATCTGATTGGAAGGGGGAAGCCAACTCCAATGTATTAAAAAGGGTGACTACCGGTGGTGGGTCTTATACTTCCTATGCGACAATTGGCTATGCGCTTAATACGTTCTTAGCTAGTGTTGACGCTAAAGGATATGATGATTGGTATATCCCATCATGTGGTGAGCTTTCATTGATATATATGAACTTGACGAGTGTCAATAACGCATTATCGGCTATTGGTGGACAACAATTCAATACTTCCACCACCTATTGGTCTAGTTCTGAAGCTGGCACCAAAAAAGCATGGTACGTGAACTTCAGCAATGGCCGCGTAGACTCAGGCTATGGCATCACGAGCAGCATTAAGAACGACCGCTATCGTGTGCGGTTCATCAGGGACATTTTACCATAAAACGGCTTTGTTTTTACAAAATTTGTAATTACATTTGTGGCGCATGTCCATCACCATGCTTTTTGTCGCTAATTTATTATAAGGGGATACAGGTCTGTGATGGGATATGTATCCCATATTTTTATGTATATGGATATAAGAAAACACATTAATCTGGTCAAGAACCATGGTTATGAAGGTAAAATCGGCATGATCAAAAAAGACGTTCATGGTATTGTTATGTTAGCTGCTAAGGCTGGAGATATCGTTCTTTATAGACCTTATAAGGAGGATGAGAATGATTATGAAGAAAATACCACAAAGTATTGTAGTATCGAGACCCCTTTATCAGAGGAGCAGATTCAGGAGAATAGGCGTAACGGATGTGGGTTGAAAACCATAGGAGTATGCGTGAATGTTCCTATTTCTATTATTGAGGAAATTGTAATTGATTGAAAAAATGGAAGAGCTAAATGTTTTCGATGTTCAGATTCCTGATGGGAGACAAATCAGTTGTATATCGTATAATAAGGTTACTTATTTTGATCTTGACGATATATGTAGGTTATGTTTTGACTCATATGACCTGCATGATGTGTCTGACACTAAGGTCATGAGCGAGTTCCTGCACCGTGAGGGTGGTCGTTATTGGACTACGATAGATGGCGTAAGGCAATTGTATCGTAGAGTTGAGTGTAAGATGTGTTTTGAGGTTGTAGAAAAATTAAGAATATTATGAGAGAGCAGAAATTTGATTTCGTGATATATCCGTTGAAGTTGATTATCACGGTAGGATTGGATTACGAGACGTTATGTAACCGTTTCGAGAACATGGAGCCGGATCATAAGGGAGAATGGGGTGATAAGGATGATATGGATAAGGAAGCGTCTTTCGTGAATCTGGTAAGGGATAGGGACGATGATGGTAAATTCGCCATACTTTGGAATTTTTCAAGCGACGATGATATAATGATGAGAAATATATGTCATGAGTCGTTCCATATAGCCATGAGCGTGTGTCAGTTCTGTAATATGTCGCTTGGATTTAAGGTCGGGGAGGATGAACATGCGGCGTATATAGCCGGCTTCGCTGGTGATTGTGTTAGCGAGTTTATCAACAATAAGG